TTTCTAAATTTTTTAGTAATAAGTCTGGCGACAAAGCAGCAATTGTTTCCATTCTTGATAAGATCTGTCAAGAGAAGTTGGAACCATTCATCGAATCCAGTTATCAGGAACTTGCGAATTATGTTTCGGCATATGAACAAAAGATGAGTATGAAGCGAGAGAATATCGCTGATCGTGGTATCTGGACTGCTAAGAAGCGTTACATTCTTAACGTTTGGGATAGTGAAGGTGTTAGATATAAAGAACCCAAGATGAAGATTATGGGTCTTGAGACTGCTAGATCTTCTACTCCAGCTTATTTTAGAGATAAATTATATGCAGCGTTTCAGATTATTATCGGCAAGACAAATGATGAGCTTATCTGTTTTATCAATGATGTGCGAACAGAAATGCGCACAAGACCTTATGAAGAAGTTGCATTCCCAAGAGGAGTTAACAACTTGGCCAAATATAGACATCCAACAGAGATTTATAGAAAAGCAACCCCAATCCATGTAAGAGGTGCCCTTCTTTACAATCACTATGTGAAGAAGTATAATATAGAAAATAAGCATCCTCTTATTCAAGAAGGTGAAAAGATTAAGTTTATGTATCTTAAAACACCTAACCCTATTCACGAGAATTGTATTAGTTTTTTTGGAGAGTTGCCTAAAGAATTTGGGATTGAAAAGTATGTTGATTATCAAACGCAATATGAAAAATCTTTTCTTGAACCTCTCAAAAATGTGCTACAATGTATTGGGTGGCAACATGAAAAAATCATTACCATTGGGAGTTTCTTTGAATGAGTAAGAAGATCTTTGTAGTCACTTGGACCAATCATATTGTTGGTCAAGTAGGTCCAGAAGACATTAAGTGTTTTGAAGACTACAATACTGCTGTTGCGTTTGCTAAACTTATGCGTAACAAATATAACTATGTCAATTTTTATGAGGAGAAAGTAGATCAATGGGATTCCTAGATACCGTAATTAAAGAAAGTGGAAATGAGTTTGCTGGTTTGGTCAGTGAAGGAATTGCTGCTGGCGATATCACTAGTTATGTTGATACTGGTAGTTATATTGTTAATGCTCTTGTTAGTGGCTCTTTGTTTGGAGGTCTTCCTTCCAATAAAGTTACTGCTCTGGCAGGAGAGAGCAGCACGGGGAAGACTTTTTTTGCTCTCAGTGTCGTTCGTAATTTCCTTGATTCTAATCCTACAGGTGGAGTCATTTATTTTGAAACTGAATCCGCCATTTCCCGTGACATGATTGAAAGTCGTGGGATTGATGGTAATCGTATGATTATCATGCCAGTTGCTACTATTGAAGAGTTTAGAACTCAGGCTTGTCGTATTCTTGATAAGTATCTGAAAGAACCTAAAGAAGATCGTGAACCTATGATGTTTGTGCTAGACTCTCTGGGTATGCTTTCTACAAATAAAGAGATGGAAGACATTGCTAACGATAAGCAGGTTCGTGACATGACCAAATCTCAGTTGATCAAAGGTGCCTTTCGTGTGCTAACATTGAAACTGGGTCAAGCACAAGTTCCTATGATTGTTACTAATCATACATATGATGTGATTGGTTCCTATGTTCCTACAAAGGAGATGGGTGGCGGTACAGGACTGAAGTATGCTGCTTCTACTATCATCTATCTAAGTAAATCTAAAGAACGTGATAGTAAAAAAGAAGTTGTTGGTAACATTATTAAATGCGAGGCAAAGAAGTCTCGTTTAACTATTGAGGGAAGTAAAGTTGCAACACGCCTATTTTTTGACGAGCGAGGTCTTGACAAATACTACGGATTACTGGAACTGGGTGAAGAGTACGGAGTATTCAAACGCAACGGCAATCGTATCATTGTTAACGAATCCTCTGTTTATCCTTCTGCTATTTTGGCTGATCCCGAAAAATACTTCACCCCCGAAGTGATGGAACAACTTGAAGAAGCAGCAAAAAAAGAATTTTCTTATGGCAACTGAGCGTATTGAGCAAACTATTCTTCGTAATCTTCTCTTTACTGAGGAGTATTACCGCAAAGTAGTTCCATTTTTGAAAGCAAATTATTTCCAAGAATATCATGAAAAAATCATCTTTGAAGAGATTGCTGACTTCGCTAGTAAGTATGACAAAATACCTACTCAAGAAGTCTTGGCGATTAACATCCAAAATCGTAATGACCTTACTGACGAAACATACAAAGATTCGTTACAGACAATACAAGGACTCTCAGACCAATGGGTTGACTATGAATGGCTCCTTGACGCCACAGAAAAATGGTGTCAAGACAGAGCTATATACCTTGCCCTCATGCAATCTATCAAGATCGCAGATGGAGGTGATAAAAAACTATCAAAAGATGCGATACCAAGCATTCTACAAGAAGCACTAGCAGTATCTTTTGATGAACACATAGGACACGATTACATTGAACAAGCAGAAGATAGATATGATTTCTACCATAGAAAAGAAGATAAGATTCCCTTTGATTTGGAAAAGTTTAATTTTATCACAAAAGGTGGTCTCTCTAACAAGACTCTCAATGTCGCTCTTGCTGGTACAGGTGTCGGCAAATCTTTATTCATGTGCCATGCGGCTGCTGCCGCGCTCACTCAGAACTACAACGTTCTCTACATTACATGTGAAATGGCAGAAGAAAAAATTGCTGAGCGAATTGACGCAAACCTTCTGAATGTAAATGTTAAGGATATTATTGAACTACCTGAAGTTCTCTTCACTTCTAAGGTACAAGAGATCGCTAGAAAAACTCAGGGAAAACTTATTATCAAAGAATACCCTACAGCGTCTGCCCATGCAGGACACTTCAAAGCGCTCTTGAGTGATCTTTCTTTGAAGAAAGATTTCAAACCTGACATTATTTTTGTGGACTATCTTAATATATGTGCTAGTGCGAGGTATAAAGGTGCGATTGTTAATTCTTACACGTATGTCAAGGCGATTGCTGAGGAGCTTCGCGGTCTTGCTGTGGAATGTAATGTTCCTATTGTCTCAGCTACTCAAACTACTCGCAGCGGCTTTGTTAATTCTGATCCTGATCTTACCGATACTTCTGAGTCTTTTGGTTTGCCTGCCACTGCTGATCTTATGTTTGCCCTTATCTCTACTGAGGAGTTGGAACAACAAGGTCGCATCATGGTCAAACAACTTAAAAACAGATACAATGAAACCGCTGCCTCACGAAAATTCATGGTGGGAATTGACAGATCAAAAATGAAGCTGTATGATGTAGCGGATGATGCTTCCGAAATCAGCATCGACAATGACGATGTGGGAGAACAATTCTCTCAGTTCGCTGAAACACAAAACCGATTATCTAAATTTACTGAATGGAACGTATGATTGATTTTAATAAATATGAAGAATTTGTTGGACAAGTTACTTCAGATGCTTCAACAAACTTTGTTGACTTTGCCGATCGTATTGGTGAGTTAGATCGTCAAGGTGCTAATATTGAACGTCTTCTTACTAGTGGCGTTGGTATTAATGCTGAAGGTGGTGAGTTCCTTGAGATTATTAAGAAAATGATTTTTCAAGGTAAACCTTGGAACGAAGATAACCGAGAGCATTTGATTATTGAACTTGGTGATATTATGTGGTATGTTGCACAAGCAACCCAAGCGCTTGAGATTAGCATGGAAGAAGTTCTAGATACTAATATCCGTAAGTTGTCCAAGCGTTATCCTGAAGGAACATTTGACTCTTATTATTCTGAAAATCGTCAGGTAGGTGACCGATGAAAATTCTTACACTAGAAGATTACAAAAAGGCAGGAGAAACATTCTGGCCTAAGTATTGGTACATCGCTAAAGAACTTGGGGAAGATGCCAAACCAGAGCAAGTCCTCAAGGTTATGGAAGCAATTGGTGGAGTTGCTCTAAAACTAGCTTTAGAAGATAAACTCTCTCCATTTGGATTTAATAAGAAGACGCAAAATGACTGAACAACGATGTATAGTTTCTGGATCCACCTAGTAGCATTCTTCCAAGTGGTTGTGATAAATTGTATTCAACCTGTTAATTGGAAGTATTGCTATCGGGTGGACCAGTGGTTGATCCCAGATCTTATCTACGCATGGGAACTCAAGACAGGTAAGACCCACCCGTATCAGACTGAGAAAGATTACCTTGACAGCATCAAGTGATGTGCTATGATATGGGGGAACCTAAATAAGGGTGTCCCCCTTTTTCTGTAGATGGCAACCCAGAACAAGCACCTGGAGCACCTTGAAGACGAGTTGATCAACTATGGATATAATGGTTATGTTGCTTCCAGAGACCTTATACAAGGATTTATAGACGAGCTTGGCGGTCGTCCTGCAGGCAATATCAAGGTTACTACCAAATGGGATGGAGCTCCTGCTGTGGTTTGTGGCATTGACCCAGAGAGCGGTAATTTTTTTGTGGGCACTAAGTCTGTATTCAATAAGAAAGAACCTAAGGTAAATTTTACTGAAGAAGATATTGATAAGAACCATGGCGAGATCCCTGACCTCGCTAAGAAACTAAAGTATTGTTTGAAGTATTTTCCTGAACTGAAGATCAACGGAGTTATACAGGGAGATCTTCTCTTTACTGATGAGGATGTTCAAACTAAAAATATTGATGGTGATCGTTTCTATACTGCTACTCCTAACACTCTGACGTATGCTTGGCCTGTAGATAGCGATCTGGGCAAAGCAGTCAATACCGCTAAGATCGGTGCTGTATTCCACACATATTACAGCGGTACTGGTCCTGTTAATACTTTGTCTGCTGGTTTTGGTGTTGATCAGTTTCGTTTGAAATCCACTCGTAATGTATTTTTGGCAACTGCTACTGTAGATAATATCAGCGCAAAGTCTGGTCTTACCTCTTCTGAAGAGCGTGTTTTAAAAGATGTTGTTTCTGTTGTTGATCGCAACGCTTCTACTGCTAAAGAGTTTCTAGAAATGATTGCTCATAATGCAACCAAGCAATTCACTCTTGGTTATACGATGAAGCGTTTCACGAACTCTTATGTAAAAGAAGGTAAGACTATCACAAACGTAAATACTTTCATCAGCGGTTTTACCAAAGCTTTTGAGAAGTCTCTGGTTGAAAAGGTAGAGAGTCTGAAAACTGAGAAGTCTAAGGCACAGTATCGTGACACTCTCGCTAATGGTATATCTTATCTAGAAGATAATAAGCGAGCATTCAAGGCATTCATCGTGATGTATAACTCT